GTAGTTGTGATAGGGAGGGTTATTATGGATTATAAGAAAGAGATTATTGAGATGATACAGAAAATACATAGTGAATCGATGATAAAATTTATTTACGGGTGCGTAAAAAGGGCTTATAAGGAAGAAAGGGCAGGAAAATGATTCCTACCCTTGTACTTTAGAAAATAAACTTCTCAAAAAAATCACATAACAAATCTTTTTTATCGGGCGGCAGGTTATCGTATTCAAGAATGATTCTTTTGAAACGAGGGTCTGACTGCTCGATTTTTGTAACTACATCTCCAAATTCAATATCAGGGTCTTGATTCTCTTTTAAATCTGTCAAATCTGACATTCTTATTCGGAAATAATCGGCTAAGGCTCTAATCTTTCCGGTTCCTGGCATCGAATTACCTTTGCACCACATATTAAATGTAGATGCGTTTGCTCCAATGGCTTCAGCGATTTCCTTTTGCTGTTTCCCACTTCTTGAAATGTACTTATTAAGATTATTCGAGAAGATCTTTTTCTGCTCTTCGGTTGTCATGATTCTTTTCCTCCTTACATTTTGTATTGTACATCATATTTATAAAAAATTCAATAGTTAATTCAATTATTTTGAATTTTGGTGTTGACAATTCAATACAATTGAATTATAATAAGCTCAGAAGTTAAGAAAGGAGATGAGCAAATGCCAAAAATTTCATTAGAAGCTGTTCGAGTGAACGCAGGATACAATCAGAAAGAATGGGCTGAAATATTCGGTATTTCCAATGCAACTGTAGTTAATTGGGAAAAAGGAAAAACAGAGCCGACATTATCACAGCTCAGAAAAATGAGTGAGCTTTCTGGAATTCCTATGGACTTTATTTTTGTGCCAAATAACTTCAATTAAATTGAATTATAAAAGAAGGGAGCGTATAGTTGAAACGTAAAGTATATGTCATGGATTGTGGCGATTTCGTAAAAATCGGTGTTTCTGGAAATGTCGAGCAGAGAGCAACGCAGATTCCGTACAAGGTAAATCAAATCTATTCAACAGACGAAATGGAAGATGCCTTTAAATTAGAACACGAAATGCACATGTTATTTGATGAAGATAGGGTTCCAGAAGCACAGGGAAGAGAGTATTTTAATATCTCTTTTGACATTGCCGTATCTGAATTAAAGAAAAGAGCAGATGAACAAAAAAATGTAGAATCTGCGAAGCTAATACCTAGAAAGCTACTTTCTATCAGTGAAAAGCAGAAAGCCATACTCAAATTAATTCCGCTACTTAAATATGTTGATGACTTTGATCTCGGATATATGCTCGGCGTAGCAGAGGAGAAAAGTAAAACAAAAAACATGGAAGAATCTGAATATGATTCTATACAAGATGGTATCTCCGCTCTGTTATCCCTCAATGAAGATGATTTGCGGATGGCTTTGGGTTACGCAATCGCATTGAGGGATAAGGACAAAGCAAGGAGGTGAAAACATGAAATACAGTCCGCTCGGCAGTAAAAAAATGATATCTCAAACTTTCAATGGTGATTGCTTGAAAACCACTTTTGAAAGAGAGAACGAATTGAAGTCCGAATATGAAATTTATGTAAACTGGATGAATCCGGATCAGTTAGCAGAAGTTTCATTTCAGTTGCCATTCCACGATTGGCAGACACTTGAAAAGTCTGAGGTTTGGAAAAATCTGGATGAATTTCTTTCGGAAGTTCAAATCGAATATATTCCGAAGTACCGCCAAGTCCAACCAATTGTAAAGGAAAAGGTTGTGTATAGAAGTCTGTTAGGTTCTTTAATTGCATTCTTTCGTGATAAATTGACTCGCCAATAGCACGCCCTTTTAAGCATGAATAATGGGTTCCGCTATACACATAAGAAATATTTACGATTGATATGGCAACTCTGGAATGATTGATGATTTCAAAATGAACAATCAGTTCATTATTATCTTTCAACTTGAAACCAATAGGAATAAACTCTATCTTTTTTCGAGATTGGAATAAGTTCCATACAGTTCCAGCAGACCCTATTAACCCAAGCATAAAGGAAACATTTTCAAACGTAATGATTCCTTTAGCCGATTTTAAAATTGAAATAATTTGATTTATTTTAATCACCTCCCATATACAGGGAGTATATCACAAGAAAAGAGGTGAGTATATGTCTGAAAAAGAAAAAAGAATCATTGAAAAGCTGAAAGAAGCGATTCCTAATATGTCAGAGTTTGACAAGGGATACATTCTTGGTAAGACGGAAAGTTTTTCCGAGAATAAGCCAGATGATTCTGGCCAGAAAGAAAGTAAGAAAGGAGCATAAAATGAGCGAAATTGATACTTACATCAAAGAAAATGCAGAAGTTCATCAGTTCGCCGCAGAGGTTGCGAGAATCATATCAGGCATCTGCGGAATGCCAGAGTTCTCATCAGAGAGTATGAGCGTATCTGATACAAGCAAGCTGATCGGACTTCCTGCAACATCAATCCGAGCAGGAATTGTATACGGATGGCTGCCGATCGGGACTGCTATCCAGAATAACAAGCCAGCAAAAAGCCTTTCCGGTGGCAGGATCACATACATCATAAGCCCTAGGAAAGTCTATGAAGTGACCGGCCATGTCTGGAAAGGCAAGGCTGCTCTTAATAAGTGAGTGCCCCGGAGGGAGTTGGAGCCTCCACCCCGGAGCTTTGCACCCACTAAAGTACCTTAGTGGATAGATACATTATAGTTCTCTATCTGCTAATTGTAAAGACAAATAAGAACAAATAAGGAGAAATTAGCTAGATATGAGCGAAATTAGAAACGAAATCCAGCCAACATGGGCTGACATCGAAGTATTGCTTGCAACCGAAATTGTTGAGGAAAGCAAGAAAAAATCAAGGAGATGGTTCACTGCATGGGTTGTGACAGTAGCCGCACTGGTGGCAAGCAATCTTGCGTGGATTCTGGGAGGTATCAGTGAATAATCTGAAGAACATCATCTGCGCCGCACTGATCGGGAGTTTTTCCACGTTTCTTCCATTCTGGCAGTGGGGCGGATCGGGCAGGCAGCTTTTTGCGGCGGCAATGACCACGATGATTGTATATGGAATTCTCTGGGATATTGATACGCCAGAGAGAAAGGAAAATGAAAATGTTTGAGAAAGAAATTGACGAAATTTACGAACTCTGTAAAAGAGTTGCAAATGAAGTTCCGACAGCAAACGCCTCGTTCAATTATTCGATTTATGGTATGAGTGTATGTGGACTTAAAAGGAAGGAAGATGTCAGTCTTCCCGAAGGAAAATTTAAATGGGATTTGTATCAGAGTGTATCTTTTGATCCGTTTTACGAAAAAGAAAGTCATGAAAGTCTCAATAAAATCAAAGCTTTCTTGCTGGAACTTCTGATAGATGGGGGGTGCCCGTTAAATGCTGAATCAGACAGAGCTGAAGCTCCTGCCGACAATTGAGTTGACAATGACGGTAAACGAGCTTCTGGAAGAGCTGAACAGGCGGAAAGCGTACATTCTTGACTGGGAGAACCCGGACATGTATCTGAATCATCTTGAATATCATTGCGCTGGCGGAATCTTTCCAAGTGGCGAGCAGAACCCGGCGAGAGGAGATGGTTCTGACAATGTTTACTGTTTCTTTAGTGAGGTGAGAAAAGATGCAGGAGAGAATTGACGAGGTCCTTGCTCTGATAGACGAACAGCTTTCCCTTGTAGCTGATAACTACATTGAAAGTTCGTACAAGGCGAGGACGCTGGCGAGCTACGTACAGGCTCTAAACGGGCTTTTAACGGCTCAGAAATCGTATAAGGAGGAAAATATCGGTGAGTGAATTTGAAATCCGTATTCCGGCAAGGAAGAAGCAGCCGGCAACCGATAAGGATAACCCGGTTGTGAAAGTATCACCGGAAGCATACAACGCACTGGTTGAGATCTATAACGAATCAACCATATCAATGAAAGATATCGCAAGTTTACTGATTGTTGAGGGCAGCAAGCATGTGGTTTATGACAAGGAGGAATGACCTATCGCAACACCAGTATTAATTATTGGAAAATCTGGTTCTGGCAAGAGCACCAGTCTTAGAAACTGCCAGAATGAACACTGGAATCTTATTAGAGTATTGAATAAACCGCTTCCATTTAAAGGAAAGATTGACGGATGGTTTACAGATGATTACCAGCAGGTAATGAAGTGCCTGATCGCATCAAAAGCGGAGTCAATTGTGATTGATGATGCAGGATATCTTATCACGAATCATTTCATGAAGGGGCACGCTTCTGCTGGAAAAGGTAATGCAGTGTTCGCTCTGTACAATGATATCGGAGACTACTTCTGGAATCTTATTCAGTTCATTGTAACAAAAGTACCGCAGAATAAAATTGTTTACCTTATGATGCATGAAGAAAAGGATGATTCTGGAGAAGTAAAGCCTAAGACCATCGGAAAACTTCTGGACGAAAAAGTTTGCATCGAGGGCATGTTTACCATCGTTCTTCGATGCATCGAAGAGAGTGGAAAACACTTATTTGTCACTCAGTCCAGTCAGGGAGCGGTAAGCAAGTCCCCAATCGGGATGTTTGGCAGTTTAACTATTGATAACGACCTTGCAGAAGTTGACAAGGTTATCAGAGATTATTATGAATTAGGAGGAACAGATAATGCAGAAACCAAATAATTACGATACTACACAGGCAGCAGGAGAATTTGAACCAATTAAGCTTGGCGGTCATAAGATGGTAATTAAGCAGGTATCAGAGAAAAAAAGCCAGGGCGGACTTGATATGCTTGTTATCTTGTTTGATTTCGCAGAAGGAGACGAACAGGCGGGTTACTTTATGAAGCAGTTTGAAAATGACATTCGTCCAGACAAGAAATATCCGAACGCCGGCACTAACTATATGGCCATTGACGAGAGTGTAGATTATGGTGTCCGTAACCTTAAAACATTTATCACATGCGTAGAAAAGTCAAATCCGGGATTTGCCGTTAAGTGGGACGATAATTTCGGGCAGCAGTTTAAGGGAAAACTGATCGGCGGCATCTTCCGTCTGGAGAGAGACTGGTACGACAATAAAGAAGTGAAACGTCACAAGCTTGCATGGTTCCGCAGTATTGAAGGAATTAAGGATGCAGATATCCCAGAAGAGCGCACCACGAGAGCCTATGACGATCATCTGAAAGAAGAAGCTATCATGGGAGCGAATCCGGCAGGCACGGACTTTATGAGTATTCCAGACAGTGTACAGGAAGAACTTCCGTTCAATTAAAAGGATGTGTTTTTAATGGTTATACAAGTGGACACAAGGGAACATAAATCAGAATGGGAACGGATTCAGAGTCAGTTTGATAGCCTTGGAGTGCAGTATTTTCGCTCTAAATTGTATTGTGGAGATTATCAGTCATTAGATAATGCAAAACTCTGTATTGATCGTAAAAAGGATTTACAAGAGCTTTGCGGAAATGTCTGCCAGCAGCATGAAAGATTCAAAGCAGAGCTTATCAGAGCACGTGAAGCAGGTATTCAGCTGATTATCTTATGTGAGCATGGATCAGATATTAAATCGGTTGGTGATGTGTATTTTTGGGAGAACCCAAGAAAACACAAGGTTATCTGGAGGACGATAAACGGTAAGAGAGTAAAGACTGTAATTTCTGATAAGGCTGTTGATGGCTGCCAGTTATATAAATCTCTCTGCACAATCAGAGATAAATACGGAGTCCGATTTGAATTCTGCACGAAAGAAGAAACCGGGCGGAGAATCGTGGAGTTATTGACATGACGAAAGAAGAAATCAAACAGTCAGTGAAAATGTCCGAGATTCTTTCCAGATATGAACTAAAACCGAATAGAGCGGGATTTATATGTTGTCCTTTTCACAAGGAAAAATCAGCATCCTGCAAAATCTACGATGATTCCTTTTACTGCTTCGGATGTGGAATCGGTGGCGATGTGTTTGATTTCGTAATGCAATACGAATCCGTCCCTTTTAGTACTGCGTTTATTGAGCTGGGCGGCACTTATATATCAAAAAAAGGTAAAAGTCGTAACCAGATCAGACATGAAATGCGGGATATCAAAGCAAAAAAATGCAATCCTGCTCAGGTCCCAAACGAGCTTGAACAGGTAGAAAAGAACATACTTATGTACGAAACAGCACTAAAAACGTTCCCTCCTGATTCAGAAGAGTGGTATATGTGCCAGTTTAATCTTGAGAAAGAAAAAAGCAGACATGAATTGCTGTCTGTTAAGTCAGGAGGTGAGAAAAATTCTTGAAAACATTGAAAATTTACAAGCGCAAGACTTTATGGAAAAGCAGCTGTATGAAGAGCTTTTTTCAGTAAAAAGTAAAATCGACCGTTCGGAAATCAAATTCAAGCTGATGGACCGGGCAAAAAGTGTGAAAGCGAAGCATATAGCAGAAGAGTTCATAAAGGAATTCCAGAAAGCAGAGCAGGAAAAGGAAAAAGAAGAAAAAGCAAATCGTTCCATGCAGCTGGTTGAAAACATCACAAACTTTTATCCTGATTCTGTTGATAAGGAATATCCTAATATGGCTTGTGGCAGCTGGATAGCTACAGAGAATGGAATATTTTCTTCTGAAACATCTAAGGCGAGAGAACTTGTATGTCACCACCCGATCATGCCGATACGCCGACTGAAAAACATTGAAACAGGTGAAGAACAGATCACAGTGGCTTTTAAAAGGGATGGATATTGGACGGAAATAACTGTTCCAAAAATTGACATTGTGACCTCTAGAGCGATAACTAATCTTGCAAGGTTCGGCGTACAGGTTAATTCAGAGAACGCAAGGCTCCTTGTAAAGTATCTGGCAGATGTTGAAATGTACAATGCCGATATGATCGACATACAGCACTCTACAAGCAAGTTAGGATGGCATGGCAATGTGTTTGTACCTTACGACCTTTCGATCGTTTTTGACGGTGAATACCGCTTTAAAACACTATTCCAGAGTATACAGGAAAGTGGAGATTACTTCAAGTGGGTGACTCTGGCTAAACAGCTGCGGTCGTGCGGACGATTAGAGCCACGAATAGCACTGGCGGCATCTTTTGCAAGTGTGCTTGTACAGCCGCTTGATGTATTACCGTTCATCGTAGATTTCTACGGACAGACAGGTGGTGGAAAGACAGTAACGATCAATATAGCGGCATCAGTTTGGGGAAATCCTGCGCCGGGAGCTTACGTTGGAAACTTTCGATCAACAGATACATCATTAGAGACTAGAGCAGATATGCTTAATAATTTTCCAATGATCCTCGATGACTCGAAGAACGCTTCTCAGTATATTCGGGACAACTACGAAACATTGATCTATAATCTCTGTTCCGGCAAAGGGAAAGGAAGGTCAAATAAGGACCTCGGAGCAGCTAAGGAAAATACATGGAGTAATGTGACTATTTGCAACGGTGAGAATCCTATTTCGGAATTTGCAGACTCCGGCGGAGCTATCAACAGAATTATTGAGATTGAGTGTTGCGAGGATATTTACGAGAATCCGGCAGAGATCAACAGCGTTGTCACGAAGAACTACGGCTTTGCTGGAAGAGTATTTGTTGGAAATTTGAAACAGTTCACATCGGACGATCTGAAAGAAATGAAAGCCGAAATTGAGAAAGGTTTTGACGGATATGACTTTCCAGCAAAACAGGTCATGGCTATATCTACACTTCTGCTGGCTGACAAATTAGCTACAGATTTCATATTTAAGGATGGACGTGAGCTGACGGTCGAGGACGTTGTGGACATACCTACACGTAAAAAAGACGTATCTGAGGGACAGAGGTGTTATGAATTCATTCTTGAAAGTCTTTCCGTGTACGGGCAGCACTTTGATGCTCAATTCAGTTGCGATCAATGGGGATTCAAGGAAACGCCAGATGAGTATGGAGATGTATATGTATATTTTTATCCGAAACCTCTTGAAAACCTTTTGAAAAATAATGGATTCTCCAGAAAAGCCTTTTCTGCCTGGGCAATTAATCGAGAATTGATTAAGCATACAGGAAAGAGGGATACGGTACTAAAAAGAGACGGGGGAAGCGTGATGAGGCTTATTGCAGTAAAGGTTGTCAACATAAAAAGCCTCGAAAATGAGCAAGAAAATGAGGTTATTGAAACTGGCTTTCTGCCAACTAATGCCGAAACAAATGTTCCGTTTTCGTAATTTGTAACCATGTAACCGTTGTAACACGAAAAAAAACGTCCTATAGGAGAAAGTTTGAGAGTGTATAAAAAACATATGCTCTAGTGATTCTCCTATACAAAAACCTTGGTTACATTGGTTACACGGTTACATACCTCTGAAACCCGCATAAAATAAGGGTTTTTGGCGTAACCAATAGGTTGAAAAAGTCGGTTACACATGGGTTACAAAATTAAAAAGTATATACAATTAGATTTATTATAACAAAATTAATTGAATATTGCAAAAATATTTAGTTGACATAATTATTATAAGGAGTGGTTACAAAATGAAAAAAGACGATCTCAATAAAAAGCAGAGATATGCATTAGACACGATGCTGTCTGGTAGTAATGTTTTTCTGACAGGTGATGCAGGAACAGGCAAGACAACGGTTATTCAAACGTTCATCGATGAGGCGGAAAAAGCTGGTAAAAATGTTCTGGTATCCGCCACTACTGGAATTGCAGCGGATAATATCGGATATGGGGCAACTACCGTACACCGGGCATTGAATATTTCAATTAAATTTGAGGACTATAAGAAAAAGGTGAAATCCAGAGCTGAACTTCTGAAAGAAGCAGATGTTCTTATCATTGATGAAATCAGCATGTGCCGGTTCGATTTGTTCAATATGATTGCAAAGACGATCATCACGGAGAATGAAGATAGAGCAGTTGACAGACTTCTAATCGGAGAGGACAAAGAAGACATTCAGTTAATCGTGATAGGCGATTTCTACCAGCTTCCCCCAGTTATCACGACAGATGACCGCAAAATTCTCTGCCGGATGTATGGATCTGATTATGGAAAGGGCGGAAAGTACGAACACGGATATGCCTTCATGTCTGAATACTGGAAAGATATGTCATTCGAATATATTAAGCTTGATGAAGTATGCAGGCAGAATGATGAGGGATTTAAGTATGTGCTGAATGATATTAAATATGGCAACAATATTAGAAAATCCATTGCATATCTAAAATCCATTGCATATCTGGAGAACAACGAATCAGACAAGGTTATACCGGAAGCGCCGTTCTTGGTTGGCACTAATGCAGAAGCTGACAGAATTAACAATACTTTCCTTGGCAAGTTGGATAAAAAGACCGAAAAAGTGTTTCATGCAGCAGTTGACGGCGAGCTAACATCTGCCGATATTAAGAACATTGCATTTGCCAGAGAGGACTTAATTCTTAACATCGGTGCAAAAGTGATGATTACAGTCAATGATCTGTCTGGAAACTACGTTAATGGAACGATTGGCATCATTCAGAAAATTGTGGAAAACGGAGAATTTGAAGAATCTTATCTGGTTATCAAGACTGATAAGGGCAAAACAGTTAGCTTGTACAGATACAGCAAAGACATTGAGAAACAGGTTATTGAGGAATCTGAACAGGAAAAAGACGGTCAGAAAATCGTAAAAGAGAAGATTGTCCGCAAAAAAGTAGGTTCTTTCTCTCAGTTCCCAGTGAAACTTGCCTGGGCGATCAGTATTCATAAATCACAGGGACAGACATTCGAGAAAATCAACATTGATCCTTGCTGTTGGGATCCTGGGCAGTTCTATGTGGCTGTTTCCCGGGCAAAATCCGCTAATGGTATACATTTTATCAGACCGATAAAACAAAGCTATATTAAGGCGTTTAGTAAGGATAACGAGCGACTTCTTGAACAGAGTTTTGAGGTAGAAGAAGGTGTATAAGTATGAGAGTGACACACGAGCAGATACCGAACACTATTAAGTTCTTGCAGATTGACTTCCCGGCACTGGTTCTCCAGACTGCCGGAATCGAAGAAAATGATGAATACTGGCAGCAGGTGACAGAACAGATTCATATCATGTCAGAAAAATATCGAAAAAACGGGTTTGTAGATCATATGCTATTGGCTTATGCGGACTATCTCGAAAAAATGTTTAAAAGAGCGCAGAAGATGAAAGAGGAGCGTGAGAAAAATGTACAAACAGAAGTATAAAGAAGGTCAGCAGATCCATAAAGACATATATCTGTACATCTGTCGGTATATCAAAGAACATCGGTACGCACCGTCCTATAAAGAGATTGCTGACGGCGTCGGCGTATCAAATGCCACGGTGCTTCGCCACATGGACATGCTGCGAACGGATGGATTGATCGAAACGGATCACCCGAAGACACCGAGAACGTTCCGGTTGACAGGATATGAGTTCGTTGCAAGGAGGAAGAAACATGAAACTGTATGAGCTATTCAAAGGCACTGAGTACATTGGAGAGTTCACTCTTGACGAGATCATAAGCATCACAGGAGCACATCGGAGTGCACTACTCAACAGCGTGGCGCGCGGTGTCCTCGTAAATGACTTGTGGGACATCTCTCCGGCTTATGATCGGACTTTAAACCGGAATGACGACAATTCATTGCTTAAGCAGTTTGAAGCCGTTGCAGGGCAGATTAGGAGGTGCGTGAAGCGTGAGCAGTAAGCTAAAGGCGAAGCCACGAAAGCAGAAATTTCCTCTAGCTCAGTCCAACCAGGCAGCTCAGGCATTTGGACGAGCTATGCAGAACTGCCACAGCCAGATCAAAAGCATGGAGAAAGAAGCTTATGAGAATGGATTTAATGACGGAGAAGATTGGGCTGATACGATTAACGTTGTTACAACCATGATGGCTCTGAGACGTTTATATGGCTTTTCTACGAAACGTTTGCTCGCAGTCATGCAAACTGCCAACGAATACGTCAAAATGGCAAATAGGGGTGAAATGAGCGTCATGAGCATGATACAGGACATTGAAGAGAACACAGATATAATATTTAATGAGATGAATAAGAATCTGGTTAAGAAGATGGGAGTTTAAATCATGTACCAACTGCACAATAGCGTGTCAATTGCTTACATGGGGAAAGTGAGGATGGCAAGAGGATGGTAATAGTAAAATTAAACCCGATAAATAAAGATGATTTAAAAGTCGGAGATGTAGTTGGAGTTGCAAGGGAAGTACGGTGTGGATGGGGAACAAGTTTTAGACACGTCATGGTGTATCCGGCAAAGATCATTCGTATAACTCCTAAACGAACCAAAATCGAAACCGACAAGTTCGGAGAACACGATAAATATGAGACATTTTATAAATATGATTCCGAAGCCATAAAAGAAAGTGAAATGGCAAAGAAATTCAAGGAGATCAGAGATGGTGTATATGCCATTGAAGATTTTAAGTCGAGCCGTGGGCTGAGAGTAATTAAAGATGAAGATTTAGACGCATTATCAGAACACATTAATGCAGTTGCAGAAATTCTGAAAAGTTATGGAAAGTGAGGATGGAAATGGAGGAATTAAAACCGTGTCCGTTTTGCGGAAAAGAGATAGATACGGACAAAAATGTATACATTCCAGAAAGAGACTGGGCACCGTCTTTTTACGATCCTGACAGTGGGGGGGGATCCAATAGCCATTCACTGTGAATGCGGATTAACATTTTGCACAGACACATGGGATTGGAAGGAAGCTGTTGAAATATGGAATAAAAGAGTAAACAAGGAGGGCACGAAATGAAATTATTTAAAACAGTAGATGAGAAATTAGCGGAAATTGGATTTGTAAAAGAAGAAGAAGACAAGTATGGGTGTGTGTATAAAAGAAAAGATAAGGAATATAATTTTACACAAAAAGTCTTCATTGGACACAAAAAATCTGGTGGACATATTTTGCAGTCATATGATCCAGATTTAGGAGATGATAAAGGGATTGGAAATACTTGTGTTGGTCTTACAGGATATGAAATGAAACTGTTTATTAAAAAGATGAAGCAGTTGAAAATGTATGCGGGCAAGGAGGACGCGAAATGTTAATCAGAAGTCAGGATAAAGAAACATTAATCAATTTCAACAATTCAATCGTAGTCAACACCATGGTGGATATTGGAGGGGTAACGAAGATGTTCTGCTCATATTCATGCGATGATTATGTTATCGGGCATTATTCATCAAAAGAAAAAGCCATGAAGGTACTGGATATGATTCAGGAAGCCTATGTAAATGGGCATATTGATTATCAGATGCCAGCGGACAGTGAGGTGGAAGAATGAGTCATATCAAAGATAGATTAAAGCAGTACAAGGATAAATATTCGGACTGCTACAAATACGCTGGGCTGTATGTCAAAGTTATTCAAGATATGATTGAGCAGCTTCTGAATGATCTTGAACAGGACGAGAAAGAAAATGGTTGGATTTCGGCCGGCGAGAGATTGCCGGAAATCAAAAAGAATTATTTGGAATGCTATTTAGTTACAGACGGCAGATTTTGCTGGATGGCATACTTGTCGTCCGAAAAAGAGTGGGTTTTTGCAGAATGCACAAATTGTAAAAATAAAATTAATTGGACAGACGTTGTTGCCTGGATGCCACTTCCAGAGCCATATAAGGAGGACTAAATGGGAAGATGTAAGTTAGACTGTCCAAACGGTGAAACAGAGTGCTGCATCTGCTGCGAGAAACAAGGCGGTTGTGACAACCGGTGTGACATGATGGACAGTTATGAATATGCGGAGGAGTGCGAAGATTATGTTAAGGAGGACGAGCCATGATTACATTCTTATTAGGATTCACACTTGGAATCATAGTCGGAGTGGTCGGTCTTGTATGCATAGCAATCATGTACGATAAGCATCACCCAGACGATTAGAAAGGAGAACGGTATGCTGACAAGGAATAAAAAACTGAAAGACTACGGTATTCCGGCAGAGGACATAGAAAAACTGAATACGATGCTGAAAGACTTCCCGGCAAAGTACGGATACCTGCTTACCAGCGCCGCCTTGTCAGCTTGCCCGAAGAACACGGTGATAGCGGATATGGTTATTGAGAATATCCTACACCGGAAAAGTTACAGGAAAATCAGCAGAGAAAGATATATCCCAATGAATCCGAAAGACTTCTACGGATACAGACGCAAGACCGTCGCTGTACTGTATGAGAGAATGCGGTTATTGGGAGTGTGGGAGGAATAAAATATGAGCAGACTAATTGATGCGGACGACTTAATTGAATATATTAAAATATGGGATATTGGAAATAGCATTAGTTCTGACCAGAAAGAGTTTATTAATTGCGTCAATGAACAGCCGACAGTTTTTAATGTGGATAAAGTTGTGAAACAGTTGGAAAAAAGAAGCGCGCTGGCAAGACCAGTAGGGTGGTCTAAAGCATATGAAATCATAATACTGAAAGATGCAATCGAGATCGTAAAGGAGGGTGGGGTTGAATGAGAGAAATTCTTTTCAAGGCAAAGCGGGATGGCAGTGGCAAATGGGTTGAGGGATGCTATGCGGAATGCAAGGGCAAGACATTCATTGGCATCGGTATATCTATTGGTATTGATGCGTTTAAAGGTTTTTGTACTCCTGTAATTAGGTGGTTTGAAGTTGACCCAGAAACCCTCTGCCAGTTCACGGGACTTTGCGACAAGAACGGAAATAAGATATGGGAGAACGACATTTTGATGGCTCATTTGGACGAATTCTACCCAGAGGATGTGACATATGAAACTATTGAATGGGGTGTTGCGGGATGGGCAGGACGAGAAACTGATAGCACGGATAGAAAATATCTTGATGAGTTTGACACGGAACATTTTGAAGTGGTTGGAAACATTTTCGACCAACCAGAATTATTACAGGAGGAATCAGATGAGTAAATCAGTATTAGTGATTGATACACCAGAAAATTGCCGCTCATGCTATTTGCGAGGGTTCACACTTAATTTACAGTATTGTAGAGGAAAGCTGAAAGATATTAAGGATACAAGCATTAAGCCTGATTGGTGTCCACTGAAGCCATTGCCGGAGAAAAGTACTACCGAGAATGATATGACGGACTATCAGTGCGGGATGGTCGATGGTCGAAACCAGTGCATTGATGAGATCACAGGAGGTGAAGTAGATGAAGAGATTAACAGAAAGAGTGAATGACGGGCTCATAATGACGAAGCAGGATAGCGGCGATAATGTGTCGTATTACTGGGATTGGGATGAGGAAAATTTTAAAGTGGCTGAAAAACTTGCTACTTATGAAGACTTAGAAGAACAAGGCTTGCTGGTGAGATTGCCGTGTAAGGTTGGAGATACGGTATGGGATAACGATTTTGGATATCCAGAATCGTATGAAATAAAAGCATTTTCATATGGATATTGCGATAGTTATGTTGAGCCAGATATAGAAGATGAAATTATATTTTATTACGAAAACTATAACGGTTCAATAACAGGAGCTTTTCCAATGAGTGAAATTGGTAAAACAGTATTCCTCACCCGTGAAGACGCTGAGAAGAAGCTGGAGGAGATTCAAAATGACAAGACCTGAGATTACAGCAGAATTATCAGCCATGCTTGAAAAGAAAATAAATCCTCACAATGATCCACGTATTTATTGGGCTAAGGAAGTTACATTCGATTATTCGACAGATCATGCGGTGAGGGTGGATTACATGCGGTTCGTGCCAGTAAATAATAGTGTGTCCGGGATAGAAAAAGGAGATTTCTATTGCTATGAAATTAAATCATCTGCTGAAGATTTTCGTTCTGGTCATGGGTTGAATTTTATTGGTGATTATAACTACCTGGTTATGCCTACAGATGTATGTGCTGCGGTATCCCTTGAAATTCCACATTATGTAGGAATATATGTACCAGAAGCAAATGACCTTACATGCATCAAAAAAGCAAAGCGAAGAAATCGGACAAGGCCTGTGTCTGAAATACTTTTGATGATGTTCCGGTCTGCGAATAGAGATTATAGAAAAGCAGTAAAACAGTTGGAGGAGATGAAGAAAAATGAGTGATAAACTTACACCAGATATAACCCCGCAGCTCGCCGTATCAGCATTCGCAGTGTTGCATCAATATTGCAGCTCAATCAGTCCGCATGACTGTATCAGATGTGCATTCTACGAACATTGCCAGGAGTGTTTCATGGGGTGTCCGGGAGATCAGGGCGAGACGATCAGGAAATTACAAAGCAATGAATAAAATTAGAGAGCTGGTATTTACCGGCTCTTTTTTAGCATAAAATTCCTCAAACATGTACCACAACTTTTCTGCTGACCTGTGATAGAATATACTCAAAAGTATTACTATGCGATTTTATAGCTTAATTCAGAAAGGATATGATTGGATGTTGATAAGATGGCAAACGAGAAAAATTTAATACCGAATTCTGAACGAACTCCGAGCGAACTCCGAGAAATAACTAAAAAAGGCGGTATTAAGTCGGGAGAAGTACGCCGTCAAAAAAAGACCCTTTCTGAATTAGCAAAGATGATAGCCGAGAACCCTGCCCCGACTGCTGCAAAGAAGAAGCTCACAAAGATGGGTATATCTGATGAGGACGCGAACAACAACGCCTGTATTGTAGCTGCTGTATACGATAAAGCTATCAAAGGGAACATGCAGGCAGTGGACAAATGGGAACAGTTAGTAGCCGTATCAAAATCAGACGAAAGCAAATATGAACTTCCTGCCAGAGTGCTCGGCAAGGCATTCGTGGATATTAACCGACAGATTAAGCCTAATATCGAATATGTATTTGAGGGTGGCCGAGGTGGTCTGAAATCTTCATTCGTAGCTTTTAAGATTGTTGAGCTTATTAAGAATAATCCTCAGATGCACGCCTGCATCACAAGACAGGTGGCCGGTACTCTGAAAGATTCTGTATATGCTAATATGAAATGGGCTATCAACGAACTGGGACTGATGGAAGAATTTGAATGTAAGGTGTCGCCACTTGAGATCAAGTATATTAAGACAGGGCAGACAATATACTTCCGTGGCCTGGACGACGAAACTAAACTGAAATCTATTAAGCCGGAGTTTGGGTATATCGGAATCCTCTGGAAAGAAGAAAAAGATCAAATGAAGGGAGATGCTCAGGAACGTTCTGTTAATCAGTCAGTGCTTCGTGGTGGTGATGAATCCTATGATTTTTCATCATATAACCCACCAAAATCAAAATCAAACTGGGTAAACAGGATCAAGCTCGTACCTAACCCGAAAAGAGTTATTCATCATTCAAGTTATCTGGAAGCCCCGGCGGAGTGGCTCGGACAGAAGTTTATTGACGATGCAGCACATCTGAAAGAAATCAATCCAGAAGCCTATGAGCATGAATACCTGGGTGTTCCGAATGGTGACGGCGGAAACGTATTTGAATATCTGGAGATTAGAGATATTACAGACGAAGAGATCAGCCACATGGATCGTATTTTCGCTGGCGTAGATTATGGATGGTACCCGGATGCCTTCTGCTATCTCCGAACTTATTACGATTCTGCTAGAGAAAAGATATATCTGATTGACGAATTGTATGTAAATAAATGGAGCAACTCCAAGACCGCTGATTGGATCAAGAAAAAAGGCTATGATGATTACACAATGATATGTGATTCTGCGGAACCTAAGTCTGTGAACGACTTCCGGGATGCCGGACTTCCTGCCAGAGGAGCGATTAAAGGCCCGGGAAGTATCGAGTATGGTTTTAAATTCTTACAGACAAAGACTATAGTCATTGATCCGAAGCGTACACCGAATGCATATAAGGAAATTACGGAGTATGAGTATGACAGGGACAAAGAGGGAAATGTAATAAGCGGTTATCCTGACGGAAACGACCACGCAATATCGGCACTCAGGTATGCTTATGAGCCGTTGTTTAACAGGAGAGGTTACAGTGCGTAATGGGACTTATAACAGTATTAAAAAGGTGGTTTAACATGATTTTCAAAAAACAAGCCGAAGATGATTTCAATATCCAGGCGGCAGAATTCCCGGAGATGGAATCACTGATTAACCGGTGTGCGAACATCTACAGAGGTGTACCGGAATGGTTAGATGATAAGAATAATATCAAGACGATTAATTTCGCTAAATCCGTCTGCTCAGAGACGGCTCGGCTCGCAACACTGGCGATCGGCATTCAGATAGATGGTTCCGCAAGGGCTACATGGCTACAGGAGCAGATTGACAAGGTATATTTCCAAATTCGGCACTGGGTAGAATATGGCTGTGCCTATGGAACGGTATTTATTAAGCCGAACGGTGAGAGCCTTGACGTATTCACTCCGGTGGATGTGATGATTGTGGATTATGATAATCAGGAGATCAAAGGGATTATATTCAAGGATTCTTATACTGTTGGACGGAAATACTATACAAGGCTTGAATATCATAGATTTGTCGAGACTACAATAGATGGCGTGACAACTTATCCGTACTACGTTTCCAACAGAGTCTATGTGTCAAAATCTCCTCAGAGCATCGGCGATAAGATTGACCTTAAACAGACCAAGTGGGCTGACCTTATGGCAGACACGCCACCAATACTCAAGGCAAACGGCGAGAAGCTGGACGGACCGTTGTATGGAATGCTGCGGACACCACAGGCGAACAACGTGGATATTAGTGCACCACTTGGACTTCCGATATTTGCAGAAGCTATTGAGGAACTAAAAGACCTCGACATTGCATACAGCCGTAATGCCGGAGAGATTTTCGATTCTCAGAAGATAGTCCTGGCAGATGATAGACTGCTGATGCCAAGTGGTACGCCTGTATCAGCCATGTCACCGCGGAGCATGGAGAACAGGCGGAATGAGATGAACTTACCGCACTTTGTTAAGAATGTATTCGGACAGGACGAGAAAGAGTTTTATCAAGAAATCAATCCACAACTCAACACAGATACCCGTATAAGCGGCATAAATGCCCTTTTAAGCCAGTTAGGGTACAAGATTGGATTCTCCAACGGGTATTTTGTTTTTAACGAATCTAGCGGTATTCAGACAGCTACGGGAGTAGAAGCAGAGCAGCAGAGAACGGTACAGTTTATCAAAGACGTTCGAGACAAACTGGAATCCTGCCTGGATGAAGTAATCTATGCATTGAACGTTTATGCTGACCTGTACGGACTTGCACCTGTTGGAACTTATGAAGTCAATTATGATTTCGGAGATATCTTGTATGTCAGAGAAAATGACCGTGCAAGATGGTGGCAGTATGTAACTACTGGCAAGGTTCCAGCGTGGCTGTATTTTGTAAAATTCGAAGGAATGACCGAAGAAGAAGCAAAAGCAATGGTCAAAGAAGCTCAGCCAGACGAGCCAAAACTGTTTGGAGATGAATAGTTATGTTAAGCCCAGAATATTTGCGCCGGATAACAGAGGGCAGTGAGCAAATTGCAGAAGAACTGCATCAGTATATCATCTCTGAGATCGTGTCGAGAATGATGGCAAGAATCGGCAGAGGCGAGGATTATATCCTAACCAATGCCGATGCATGGAGAATCAGAACGCTACAGGAATCTGGTGAACTGCTAGAGGACATTCTGGCAGAATTATCAAAATACACCAAACGTGAACAGCAGGAACTTCTTGAAGCGTTTGAGGATGCCGGAATCACTGCAATGAATTACGATGATAAGGTATATAAGGCAGCAGGGTTAAGTCCTGTACCGCTTGAGCAGTCTCCAGCTATGATAAGGCTCATGGAGCGGAATATGCTTGCAACTATGGGTGAGTGGAAGAATTTCACAAGAACCACTGCAAGTGCCGCTCAGAGGCTCTATATCGAACAATGCGACCTTGCATATAATCATGTAATGACTGGAGCGGTTGGGTATACGCAAGCCATCAAAGAGGCAGTTAATAATGTTGTGGGCGATGGTGTGACTGTCACATATCCATCTGGTAGAAAAGACACGATTGAAACAGCAGTTGCACGTTCTGTTAGAACTGGCGTAGCACAGGCTACTGGCGATATATCGCTAAAACGCATGGAAGAAATGGACTGGGATTTAGTTCTGGTCAGTGCGCACATAGGAGCCAGAACAGGCGACGGCGGCCAGAATCCGGGCAATCACTCATGGTGGCAAGGCAAGATATACTCTCGTTCTGGTAAGAGCAAGAAGTTTCCGCCGTTCTCATTGACCGGATACGGAACAGCAAGCGGACTGTCAGGGGTCAACTGCCGGCATAGCTTTGGGGCAAGTGATGGAGAATTCAACCCCTATGCAGAACTATCAGCACAGGATAAAGCTGATAAAGGTAAACAGTATGAAAAAGAACAGCGACAACGTACTTATGAGCGGAGAATCCGAAAAACGAAGCGCGAAGTCCTCGGAATGCAAGCAGCGGTTGATAACTGCAAGGACGAACAGGCGAAATTCGCACTCCAGCAAGACCTTGACCGGAAGTCTTATCTTTTACAGAAACAAAATGCTGCATACAAAGATTACTGCGAGCAGAACGACCTAAGAGAACTGCAAGACCGCCTTATGATAGCGAAATGGAACCGCCAGAACGCCGCAAAAGCCAGAGGAGCGGCAAAACGATATAAAACAGCAAAGGGGATTGACTGATGGACAGATGGGAATATTTCAATCCTAATCCTATTAAGGGTAAGAGAACCGGAGATTGTGCTGTCCGGGCAATATGTAAAGCAACCGGGTTCGACTGGGAAACGGTATTCGCTGGATTAATGATACAGGCGTGTGCTCTGTCAGATATGCCAAGTGCAAATTATGTCTGGGGAGCGTATCTGTATAAGCATGGATACAGACGCAAGCTGATTGAACAATCAGAGCGATATATCTATACAGTCAACGACTTCTGTACAGACCATCCGACAGGCACATACATTCTCTGCATAGATGGTCATGTGGTGACAGTGCAAGATGGCAAATATTTTGACACATGGGATTCCGGTAATGAGATTCCAGTATATTACTGGGAAAAGGAGTAGCTAAATGAGCATATCAGAATTTGTACAGATTTTCCTCTCTATCTGTGGAGGGGTGTCCATTGTCGGAGGGGCGGCAGCCGTAATCTTTAAGTGGATTACACCGGCGTTCAGACTTAATAAGCGAGTAGAGACACTGGAAGAACATGACAAGCGAGATTATGAAAGTCTTCAGAGAATTGCAGAACGTGACTCATTAATCCTGGAAGTGTTATCGACTATGCTGGATAGCCAAATCAGTGGGAACAATGTCGAGGAGTTAAAAAAAACAAAACAGAAACTCACGGAGTATCTTGCACAGAATCAGCGTTAATTGCATTAATAAGGGGTATGCTCATGAAATTATATGTGTTCACTAAGAAAGATATAGATAGATTTTTGACAGAGTGTAATTTCACGCCGGACGAAGAAAAGCTATTCCGACTGAGATGCAAGGAATATACGCTCGAATACTGCGCTGAACAGATGAATGTGAGTATATCCACGGCGAAACGATTAAGCCGCCGGGTGAATAATAAAATAATCAAAGTATGCTGATACGATAAAAGCCCCGGAGATTATCCAAGGGCTTTTTTGCAATAAGACTATTAATTTTTTCATCATTATGGTATAATATCGTTGTCGCTTGCAGAGGATGTTCTGTAAGTGGAGTGACCAACAATTCCGGTCGCCGAGGGTTGAAACAATAATTTTAAGTGTAAAGAGCTGGTTTTCGGCTCTTTATTCTTTCGCATTTTTCCCGTCCCCGTAACATTTGTAAAACGCCACTGTAAGCTCCGCCAGTTCCTGCGGCATAAGCTTTTCTTTTAAGCTGTCCGGAATACGGCTGTAGTTTGCTCGGAATGTATCAGAACATCTACCGATACTGCAAGCCTTCTTGACTTGTTCGAGCTTGTACATCGCTCCAAGTTCTTCCATACTGATTTCTCCAGCGTTAACGGATTCCCGTCCTTCTTTTGTTAAAATAGACATTGCCTCTTTCTTATTGATAATTCCGATTCCATTAATTCTCATGATATTTTCCTCCTTTTTATAAAATGCGATATCTCACGATATCTTCAACTTTCTCAGGACTTCCATACCAGTATTTTTCGTCTGGATTCCATTTAAGCCCAAATTCTTTTAAAGTCTTTCTACAATAAAAAGTATTTCCAGAAACGACTCCATCGCCAAGATTAAAAAGAACTTCGCGTCCGTCAAGGCAAGCGTTGAAATATTTGCCAAGTTTTGCAAGCTTGAGATCTTCTTTGGCTTTTTCCCATGCTCTTTTAAGTGCTACAGAAATAGTGCATTTACACTGTCTTACGATACTCCATGCATTCTTCATGATTTCTGATTTGTTATACTTCATAACGCTTACCTCCTAAATAATTTCTTGTTCCTCTTTCTGATATTATAATATCACTCAACGGGTGATATGTCAATACTTTTTTGAGCTGTTTTAAAATTGATTTCCATGCAAGAAAAAATCCTGGAGCTTTACTTTTATTGATAAACATAGTAATCTGCGATATTATAAATTGGGCTATTTTTATTATTCTTCTATTTTTTTAATATCTTCTCTTACAACTCTCTCAAGCAAACTAATAACATACTCTGGAGGATTGCGTTTGCCACCATCCCAGTTTTCGATGCTCCTTTTAGGAATACCGTATTTTTCAGAAAAAGCTTGCTGTGTAAGTCCAGATAACGTTCTGATTTCGTGAAAATCAAGAGGATTTGAAGAAACTTTTTCGGGAAAAACATCCTCCTCTCTCACCTGATAAGAAAAGAATCCCATCGAGGACGGAAGGATCCTGAAATAGAACACCTCATTGCCTTCTTCTGTCCAGGTTTGCTGCAAAAATATTTTTGAGCGCTGTTCATCTAATGCAAACTTTTCATCTGAATCAGAATAAACAGCATAAGAACATAAATTTCCTGTGTCAGTTTTTATTCTTTTCATTTCATCATAGATAAATCTAGTTCTGACATATCTAACTATACTATATACTTGTTCTATTTTAAGATTTGGAAATAAAATTCCAATCTGTTTATATGTCCTGTTCCAAAAACGCATATTATATTTAGCATCTAGTTCTATTGATACATCACTATAACCATTACTACAAACTGACAGAAGATGATACACTGTATCAATTATTTCCTTATCATTGATTGGAGAAATTAATTCTGCATTATCTGGAAAATCAAATGGTAAAAGATTTGACTTCTCCTGATTCTCAAGATCGTGTTTTACCATGTTCAAAAACTCTTCATAATCGTATTTTTTTAACATCTTATTTCCGCTCCATCTTTTCTTCATAATCGCTCAAAGCTTCTTTAAATTTTCTTTCGCAAATATTGTTTTCGCAATCAATATCGCTATTTAATTCAACGTCTAATTCTCTTGGACTGTAAGCGCAATAACGGTTTTCGATAAACCATTTTGCTTCTTTGATCTCGTAAATAGTTTCCATGGCTTTTTTCATGCGCTCCGGCATTTTCTTTCTACCTTTGGATTCATGAAAATTAATGCAACTGTTTCCATACTCGATCATTTTCTTACGGATATCCTCAGCCCAGGCGATCTGCTTTGGACTACCAATCAGTTCCGGTAATTCTTTACACATATTCTTTGCTTCCCTCCATGCTTTCTTGAGACCAGAGGAAATAGACATTCTCATTTTCTTAACTAACTCCCATGCTCTTTTCATTATTACCGCTAAATTATATTTTTTCATGTCCTTTTCCTCCTTAGTTTTCTTATTTCCTCTTTCTGATATTATAATACCACTCAATGAGTGATAAGTCAATACTTTTTTGGTACTTTTTTGAACTTTTTAGATCGATATATCTATGCAAAAATATAATCAGAAAGGTGGTGCATAAGATGGCATTATATAACAATCCTTATCAATATAGTTTTGGCGTTCCGGGGCAGATGAATCAGTTCCAGCAACAGCCTGTCCAGATGCCAGCTCAACCAGTACAGCAACCCCAGCAGAACAACAATGGCATCCTGTGGGTATCCGGCGAAGTCGGTGCAAAATCCTATCTGGTAGCACCCGGGACAAGTGTTTTGCTGATGGACAGTGAAAGTGAAAAGTTCTACATAAAATCCACAGACGTTTCTGGTATGCCACAACCATTACGGACGTTTGAGTATCATGAAATAGGCACTCAGATGCCGCCTAAACAGCCTGTTCAGAACATGGACAGTAAATACGTCACCAGACAGGAATATGACGATTTAAAGGGTAAATACGAAGCTATCATAAACCGATTAAATTCTTTTTCTGAACCTGTTAGAGCTAATACCGCACAGGAATCAGCGGTCAAGGGAGGAAATGCAGATGAGTAATCCATTGTTTAACGCGCTTGGTGGCGGGATGCCGCAGGGAAATGGGCTAATGCAGATGATACAGCAGTTTATGCAGTTCAAACAGAATTTTAAGGGAGACCCGAAGGAAGAAGTTCAGAAGATGTTACAGTCTGGGAAGATTTCCCAACAGCAACTCAATCAAGTTCAACAGATGGCAGGGCAGTTTCAAAATCTGCTGAAGAATATGAAATAGTACATTACAATCTGGCCAGATTGATGTAAATACACAAAAAGGAGATTATAACTATGGATGGAAATTATAGCTTAGCAGATATTGCCGCTGCTACTGGAAACGGTAGAAATAATGACGGCATGTTTGGTGGAGATGGTAGCTGGTGGATTATTGTTTTATTCATTTTTGCTTTCTTTGGATGGGGAAACAACGGCTGGGGCAATAATGGCAATGGTGGCGGATATGCAGCCACAGCAGCTACTCAGGCAGACATCCAGAGAGGATTTGACAATTCCGCAGTAATCAGCAAACTTGACGGAATTAACAACGGTCTCTGCGATGGATTCTATGCAGCGAACAACGGTATGCTTACCGGTTTTAATGGAATCAACACAAACATCATGCAGACTGGATTTGGAATCCAGCAGGCAATCAACGCTGATACTGTAGCGAATATGCAGAACACCAACGCTTTACAGGCTCAGCTTGCGAACTGTTGTTGTGAAACCAGGGAAGCTATCCAGGGCGTGAATTACAATATGGCACAGAATACCTGTGCATTGCAGAACACCATGAACAGCAACACAAGAGATATTATCGACAGCCAGAACGCAGGGACAAGAGCGATTCTTGACTATCTCTGCAATGAAAAGATTTCTAACCTGCAGGCTGAAAACAATGACCTCAGACGTGCCGCTTCTCAGGATCGCCAGAGTGCATTGCTTACAACTGCAATGGCTTCACAGACACAGCAGCTTATTAATGCGATTAATCCAGCACCGATCCCGGCATATCAGGTTCCTAACCCGAACACATTTTACGGATGTGGATGCAATACTGGATGCAATTGCTGATAACTTCATATCGAGAGTATCTTTCGATTGATTTCGGATGTCGGCTTATGCCGTATTACACAGAGGGGCAGGCTGAGACCTGTCCTTTTGTGATATGAAAGGGGTATTTTTATGGCAGAATTTACAAATGTGGCTGCTCAGACTGTAGCAGCAAATGGAAACGTAGTATTTTCAAACACAGCAGTTAAGGGTTCTAACTGTATTCAGCACAGAGAGGGAAGTGGAATTATCACACTGAGAGGACTGACTAATCAGTGTAAAGCGAGATTCTTCGTGGATTTTTCTGGCAATATCGCAATTCCAACAGGCGGTACTGTCGAGGCTATCTCTCTGGCTATTGCAATTTCTGGTGAGCCGGTTCTTTCTTCTCAGATGATCTCCACGCCGGCAGCAGTGGATCAGTACAACAATGTGTCCTCTGGCATCTATATTGATGTACCTCGTGGATGCTGCGTTAATATTGCGGTAGAAAACACAAGCGGTCAGGCTATTTCTGTTGCGAACGCAAACATTGTCGTGACCAGAGAAGCGTAGGAGGTGCAGTTATGAGAGATATTAAAGATTTATGCGCAAGAATTGAAGATGAACTGTCCAAAATCGCTGACAGTGGACTGACCACTGGAAATCTGGATATGACGTATAAGCTGATTGACATGTACAAAGATATCAAGAATACACAGTACTGGGACAAAAAAGTGGAGTACTATAACACTGTCCTTGATGAGATGCGTGGCGGCTATAATGACGATTACAGCGAACGCGGAAGAAAGCGTGACAGCATGGGGAGATACAGTGCAAATGACGGCAGGATGATGCCGGATTACGACAGGGGTAGTTCTTATGCCAGACGTGGTGAGCATTATGTCAGAGGGCATTACAGCCGTTCTGACGGACGAGATGCTTATGACGACTATATGACACAGAAACAGAGCTATCGTTCCGGCAAATCTGAGGACTGCAAAAGAAAGATGCTTGCTGCTCTGGAAGAACACCTGGACGAACTCACAACAGAAATGAGCGACATGTCCAAGGACGCAGAGTGCCGGGAAGAACGTGATCTTGTCAAGAGATACGTGGAAAAACTCCGGGATATGCTCTAATTGGCTAAAACATGTACCACAACTTTTGGAAAGGTTTGTGGTACAATGTATTTATGAGGAAGATTCGTAAGTGGTTTCCGCCACTTGACATAGACATTTTTCATTGATTCCTCCTTTCTCGGGTGCGTGTCCTTAATAGAAAATGCAGTGGCCGGATTGTCACATAAGATGCATGAGGTTGAAAAGCGGATGCAATTTCCGACACGTGCCATTACTGTCTATATGACTTGCTCGCTCGCATAGACAGTACGCACCTCCTTGTAAAAGGTAAATGGGCGGACAGGCGCCCGGAACAACTCGTGGCAGGCATGACACGTTAAACACCTTGCTAACCCGGGAATCCGGGTTGACGAAATGTAGCTCAGGTGGAAGAGCGGAGGACGCATAGTCCTTGACGTCGGTGGTTCGAGTCCACCCTTTTCGATTACCTTGCCAGTGGTCTAACTGGCTTAATCCATACCTGCGGCGGCAGGTCAATAAACACGACCAGGAGGATATGTATGCAGAAACTTATTGACACATTAAAATCATTTGGAATCGAGATCCCGGAGGACAAACAGGCAGATGTGAAGAAAGCACTCTCTGAGCATTATAAGAATGCGAAAGAAGTAGCAAAAACTCTGTTAAAGGTCGAAGGAGAACGAGACAGCTGGAAAGAACGTGCTGAGACAGCAGAGGAAACCCTGAAAGGTTTTGACGGTATCGACCCGGCGAATGTTAAGACCGAGTTAGAGACTTGGAAGCAGAAAGCGGCAGATGCAGAAAAAGAGTTTAATGCAAAAATCTATGACCGTGATTTCTCAGATGCTCTGAAAGCAGCACTCGACGATGTTAAGTTTTCCAGCGAAGCAGCAAAGAAGTCTGTTATGGCAGACATCAAAGAAGCCGGATTAAAACTGAAAGACGGTAAAATCCTTGGACTGAACGACCTGATCGAACAGATGAAACAGTCTGACGCATCCGCTTTTGTGGATGAATCTCAGCAGCAGGCTCAGCAGAATCAGGCAAGATTTACCACTCATGTTGGACAGCAGCAGACACCGGGAAGTATGACAAAAAAAGATATCGAAGCAATCAAAGACCCGTCCGAGAGACAGGCTGCAATTGCTCAGAATATCCAGTTATTCCAGTGATTTTTACACCGACTATACGCCAGAGTATAGCCGCTAACCCAATACCTTAACAATTATGGGTAGAAAGGATTTTTTTATGACAGCAAAAACTAATCTTATTATGACTAATGATATTCAGGTCACAGCACGTGAGATTGACTTTGTTACCAGATTCGAAAGAAACTGGCAGCACTTACGTGACATTCTGGGTATCATGAGACCTATCAAAAAGCAGCCGGGTGCTGTACTCAAGTCAAAATACGCAGAGGGTACTTTACAGAGTGGAAAAGTTGGCGAGGGCGAGGAGATCCCTTACAGCAAATTCGTTGTAAAAGAAAAGAACTATGCGGAAATGACTATCGAAAAGTACGCAAAGGCTGTATCTATCGAAGCAATCAAGGATCACGGTTATGAGAACGCTGTTCAGATGACCGACGACGAATTCCTTTTCCAGCTTCAGACTGATGTTACCGGCAGATTCTATGACTATCTGAAAACTGGTACACTTACTTCCACAGAAACTACATTCCAGATGGCTCTGGCAATGGCTAAAGGCCGTGTTGAGAACAAATTTAAGCAGATGCACAGAAACGTGACTGGCGTTGTTGGATTTGTCAACATTCTGGACGTATATGAATACCTCGGAGCAGCTGAGATCACTATTCAGAACCAGTTCGGATTTCAGTACATGAAAGATTTCATGGGCTTCAACACAATCTTCCTGTTATCTGACAGTGAGATTCCAAGAGGACAGGTTATTGCAACTCCTGTTGAGAACATCGTTCTGTACTATGTTGACCCGAACGAATCTGACTTTGCAAGAGCAGGTCTTGTATACACCGTATCTGGTGAGACAAACCTGATCGGATTCCACACACAGGGCAACTACCACACAGCAGTATCCGAAGCATTCGCAGTTATGGGACTTACTCTTTTTGCGGAATACATTGACGCAATCGCAGTAATTACTATCGACGAAACACCAACGCTTGGCACTCTGACAGTAACATCTGCGGCCGGAACAGCAACCGGCAATACAAAAATCACTGTAAATCCGGCTAAAGAAAATGCTGGCAATGTGTACAAATACAAAGTTGCAGCAGACGCAGCAACTGTCGGATATGGACAGAATCTCAGAAACTGGAGCACTTGGGATGGAAAAGCCGATATCACAGCGGCAACCGGACAGAAGATCACAGTGGTTGAGTGTGATGGAACATACAAAGCACTGAATGCCGGAAGCACAAGCGTAACAGCGAAATCATAAACATAGGAGGTAACTGGCATGGCTTATGCAGATTATGAATTTTACACAACTTCATATTTCGGTTCAGTCGTGCCAGAAACCGACTTTCCACGACTGGCAGAAAAAGCCAGTGATTTTATAGACACGATGACATTTAACAGACTGGTGGACGGACTGCCGACAGATGAACGCTCACAAAAGCGTATCAAAAAGGCGGTCTGTTCATTGGCTGAAATAATGTATCAGATTGAACTTGCTGAAAAGAATGCTATTAGTCAGGCATCCGCAAATGTGACCGACACAAATACCGGTGGCAAGTCAACAGGCATTGTAACATCTGTATCTTCTGGTAGTGAATCCATCTCTTACGCAACGCCACAGCAGATCGGGGCAAGCGCAAAGGAATGGAGCGCGGTATATGCCGCCGCCGGAGATGTACAGAAAACGAATGACTTGCTCTTAAAGACAGCTTTGCCGCTTCTAATGGGAGTAAGGACGGATGAAGGGATACCAATACTTTATGCAGGATTTTAAGGTTAATATCTTAGGTTCTGAATGGAACGTGAAGTTCGGGAGTGAGAAAGAATATCCGAATCTGACGAATGTCGATGGCTATACAGATTTATCAATACGAGAAATTGTGGTTGATGGCATGAAAGCACTACAAGGACAGATTGGAACAAAAGCAGACCTTGAAAGCTATCAGAAGCAGGTTGTCAGACATGAAATTATTCATGCGTTTCTGCTTGAGTCTGGGCTTGATTCCAATTCGAACAGTGCTGACAGCTGGGCTGTGAATGAAGAAATGGTTGACTGGTTTGCTATTCAGTCACCAAAAATTTTTAAAGTATTCAATGAACTTAAATTGATGTGAGGTGATAATAATGGACATTTCAACATTAGGCTCATGTATAGCAATCGTTATGATCTGCTACATCGTAGGAATGGGCTGTAAAGCATCAAAAAGAATCTCTGATGAATGGATTCCGGTAATCATGGCGGTTATTGGTGGGATTCTCGGAGCAGTCGGAATGGGAGTTATCCCGGATTTTCCGGCATCGGACTATATAACGGCAGTTGCGGTCGGTATGTTTAACGGGCTGTCGGCCACTGGTGTGAATCAGGTTATTAAGCAGACAGTGCAGAAAGAGTGATCTTATGGGTGGACGTGGTGGAAGTAGTGGACTAAGTTCCAGCGGAACCAGCGGACTTGATGTAATCAGAAATGGTGAAACAACGAGGTATTATTTCTCAAACAAGAACGGGCGGCACTACTATCAGATTGGAATAGGTGGTGCGCCACAGCCTACTCCGCTGAATATGTCTGCGAGTGAATTCAAAAAAAGAGCAGTATCCAACGGTGCTACTGTGAAAAATATCTCCGCGCCTGAGATGAGAAAAGATCAAAAAGCGTATAAGGCTGATCGTAAGGCGACAAATACATTCTTAGACAGAGAAACAGCATCGAACAGGACGCTGTCCAGTGGTTCGAGAGCAGATGCAAAAGTCAACCGCGTAAACCGCCGCAGACGTCGAAGAAAATAGCCTATGGCAAATAAAGAGACAAGCATAGCTTACGAAAATCTAAACCGCCGTATCTTTCCTGGCATTGGTGAATATGGTATACCGCAGATACAACCTGAGACATTCGAGGGCAATTGCGAATTTGTCGGTTTTAATTATGCCAGAGGAAAATGCAATAATCCAGAAGAGAAAGCGGTTCATTTCTTCTTAGATGATTACCAATTCGATGCACTGTGGAGAAATCCAGACAGGTACGTGGGCAAACTGAGCAGATTCCGGTACATTTTGACGCCAGATTTCAGCACCTACACCGATTTCCCGAAAGCTATCCAGATATACAACCATTACCGCAAACACTGGATAGGCGCATATCTCCAAGAATATGGTTGCCGTGTGATTCCAACAATCTCATGGAGTACACCGGATTCTTACGATTGGTGTTTCGATGGGGAGCCAGAGGGTGGAACAGTGGCGGTCAGTTCAGTAGGCTGTATGAACAGTAAGGGCAAAAAGTGCCTATTCTTGTCAGGGTATAACGCCATGATTGAACGATTGCATCCGGAAAGCATTATTTTCTATGGGAAAGTGCCGGAAGAGTGCAAAGGCAATATTGTTAGAATTAAAGCGTTCCACGACAGATTTTCAAAAGCAATATGTGAAGGATAGGAGGATATCATGTACGAAAAAACGGTGACGGTTTTTAATTATTACGAATCAGCCACGACAGGAGATGCGTACTGGTATCCTCATGTTTTATCCGGCGTTGACCTCATTACGGACAAGGGAGCAATCCTTAAAAAGTACGGGCCAGACGTAACTGACAACGCACAGTTACACGTTCGATACACTGTCCAGAACGGTGATATAACCATTGCTGATAAAGACGGCAAGATTCTCCCATGGGTTCCAGTTAAAGAGTGGAAAAGGCAGATTAACAACGCTCTGGAAGACACTATTACATTCTCAGATGAATCATTCTTCTGGGAGGGTGAGTGGACTGGTGGAACGGTATCTGATGGTGATTATCGGAACGGATTCTATCAGTACATGAACGAGAACAAGGATAACGTGTTTAAGATTACCAGTGTAGGCGGTCCGTATACACTGATTCCGCATTTTGAGATTCTGGGTAAGTAATATGAGTAAAATTCATCATTTTAAAGGATTCTCCGTAGTTGATGGAGATATGAAAATCAAGCTGAATATGAACAGATTTTCCAGACAGTATCAAGAAGCCCAGTATCTCCTTGATGGAATGGTTATGGACAGTATGGTGCCGTTCATGCCGATGATTACCAGAAATTTCATCAATCGAACAAGAATTGAAAGCACATCATTGCAAGGAACTGGATTTGTGTGTGCTGCGGCTGCTCCTTATGGACGTTTTTTGTATGAGGGAAAAGGAATGGTTGACGAAGCAACTGGAAGTCCCTACGCAAGACGTGGAGCAAAGAAAGTCCTTGTCAGCCAGTTCTCTGGTAAGACAGCCGCAAAGGAAAATCTTGAATACACCAAACAAGCTCACCCACGGGCACAGGCAAAGTGGTTTGATGCCGCTAAACGACAATACGGCAGCACATGGATTCGCAAAGTAAAAGCACAGGCAGGAGGTGGCAGACATGGCGGATAAGCCTATCGGAAAAGATGCGACCGGATACGAAATCCTGACAGATGCCATGAAAGCACTTCTGAATCAGTATCCAGGACTGTACGAAAATGAAACAATCAAATTCGAGGAACTTGGTAAAGAATCAGGAATTGCGTTCTCGGCAGACAACGGGGCGTTGATCTATTCAGAAAAAGAAGACGTTTGTGGTGTGATGCACCAGATATGCCAGTATCCATTTTACGTGGTATACCGAACAGCATCCGACAAGGAAAGGCAGAAGTTATCTGTTCAGAAGTCCCTGGACAATCTCGGTAAATGGATATGTCGAGAACCAGTTATTATAAATGGTTCTGAGACACGTTTAAATGCGTTTCCCGAGCTTTCACAGGGGCGAGTGATAAAACGTATCACCCGTGATAACTCCTATGGTTTAGAGCCGCAGGAGAGTGTCATACAGGATTGGTTATTGCCATTGTCAGTGCTCTATGAAAACACATATGAAGTAATATAACAAGTAACAACCGGCTATCAGTTGGATATAGTCGCTAACCTACACAGCCTTTTAAAAGTTATAGGCAGAAAGGACATTTCTATGGCAGTTACAGGCAAAATTGACCGTAAATATATGGCTCATTACATCGATGCGGGTTCTCTCTGTGGAGGACTGACACCGAAGTATGAACGTCTTGGAAAAGATCTGGAAGAGTATAACGTAGAACTCAATCCAGATACTGAAACATCTAAAAACATTCTTGGAGAATCCACATTCAAACATAACGGCTACGAAGTTTCTTCTGATGCTGATCCGTTCTATGCAGATACCACATCAGACCTGTTCACAGCGTTGCAGAAGATTGTAGATGGACGTCTCAAAGATGACAACCTCAAAACAAAAGCAGTTGAGGTTCATCTGTGGACAGAAGCTACAGCAGGAAAGTATGAAGCATACCAGCAGGATTGTTATGTTGTGCCGACCTCCTATGGCGGTGATACATCCGGTTATCAGATTCCGTTTACTGTCAACTATGTTGGCGAACGTGTAAAAGGAAAATTTGATATCAGTTCCGGTACATTCACAGCCGACAGCGAATAAGCACATATACAAGGAGGACATGCTAAATGGCAAAAGTAATTAATACCAAAATTGACGATGGAATTCTCATTTTCACATTCACTAACAACGAAAACGAAGTTTTTTCTTCTTTTAAGCTGAATCCGACCGATATCAATGTAGCAGCACGTGCAGAAGAACTGGCAGAATACTTTGAACAGCTCAAAAATTCTATCCAGAAAGTCACTTCCGGTAAAGAAATGGCAGAACTGAACAAACAGATCGAGGATAAAATCAATTATCTGCTCGGATATGAAGCATCAAAAGACCTGTTCAAAGAGCCAATTACCGCAACAACCGTTTTCGGAAATGGTCAGGTGTTCGCTTACATTGTTCTGGATAAGATCGCAGAAGCAATTGCGCCGGAAATCGAAAAGAGAAAAAAGAAAATGCAGGCAGCAGTCAATAAGTATACGGAGAAGTATGCAAAATGACCGCCTATGAGCTTCCCACCTCACTCAATATAAGTGGGGTGGATTTTTCTATTAGAACCGATTTTCGAGCGATCATTGATATTCTCATAGCCATGAATGACCCAGAACTGGACGAGCAGGCGAAAGCAGTTGTTATGTTGCAGATTCTGTTTGAGGACTGGCAAAGCATACCGGCTGAGTGCCTGGACGAAGCTTGTCAGAAAGCATCGGAATTCATCGACTGTGGACAGTCGGACGATAATCCAAACCGCCCCAAGCCCCGATTAATGAACTGGGAACAGGACGGAGACATAATTGTGCCGGCTGTAAATAAGGTTGCCGGTAAAGAAATCAGAGCAGTACCTTATATGCACTGGTGGACGTTTTTCGGCTACTTCATGGAATCTGGTGAATGCCTATTCAATACAGTTGTTGAAATCCGCTCAAAGAAAGCTCACGGAGAACGTCTGGATAAATGGGAAAAGAAATTCTATCAGGAAAATAAGAACATTATTGATATAAAAACACGTCTCAGCGACGAGGAGCAAGCGTACAAAGATGCGCTGAATGAGATGTTGAACCTCAAATAGTTAGGAGGTGGACACATGGCTGCTGATGGCTCAGTCATTATTGATACCAGAATGGACACGTCTGGTGTACAGAACGGCGTGTCAGCAATCAAACAGTCATTTAACGGCCTTGGGAGTGCTGTAAAAAAAATCGGTCTGCTGATTGGTGGGGCGTTTGCAGTTGGCAAGTTAGTGCAGTTCGGAAAAGAGTGCGTGGAGCTTGGCTCTGATCTGACAGAAGTACAGAACGTGGTCGATGTTACATTTACCACCATGTCGGATAAAGTCAATGAATTTGCAAAGAATGCCATGACTTCTGCTGGCCTATCTGAAACTATGGCAAAAAGGTATGTCGGCACGTTCGGCGCAATGTCCAAGTCGTTCGGATTCTCCGAAGCGCAGGCTTATGATATGTCAACGGCTCTAACGCAGCTGACTGGTGATGTAGCATCATTCTATAACATTAGTCAGGACTTGGCTTATATCAAGCTGAAATCAGTGTTTACGGGTGAAACAGAAACGCTCAAGGATCTCGGCGTGGTAATGACCCAGTCAGCACTTGACCAGTATGCACTTGCCAACGGCTACGGCAAAACCACATCTGCTATGACTGAACAGGAGAAAGTAGCTCTCCGATTGGCTTTTGTGCAGAAGCAGTTATCAGCTGCATCTGGAGATTTCATTCGTACTTCAGGCAGCTGGGCGAACCAGGTTCGAGTTATGCAGTTGCAGTTGCAGTCTCTCAAGGCAACAGTCGGACAGGGATTGATTAATATTTTTACGCCTGTTCTGAAAGTAATTAATATCCTGCTTGGCAAGCTGGCAACTCTGGCGAATGCATTCAAGTCGCTCACGGAGCTTATCACTGGAAAGAAATCATCTGGTCAGACAAGTGGAAGTGGAGCAGGTCTCACAGGCGATGCAAGTGGCGTGCAGGACACGGCAGACGCTTACGGACAGGCGGCAGACAACGCCGGTAAGCTTGCGGATTCTACGGAAGATGTGGCTGACGCCACAAAAGATGCGGCAAAAGCGGCAAAAGGATATCTTAGTCCACTTGATGAGATTAATCGGTATTCTACACAGGATGCATCATCAACAGCAAGCAAAACTCCGTCGACATCCGGTGGCGGCAGTGGCGGCGGCGGAACATCTCTTCCGAGTGCAGTCAGCAACGTAGATTACGGAAAAGTAGCAGAGGGCGAAACTGCCCTGGATAAAATCAGCAAATCAGCTGAAAAGCTTGCGAAGCTCTTAAAAAGGCTCTGGAAACCATTCCAGGACGCTTGGAAAAAAGAGGGCAAGAACACCATTAGTGCGGCGCAGATAGCCTTGTCGGGAATCGCAAAGCTCGCTAAGAGTGTAGGCAGGAGCCTTGTAGAAGTCTGGACAAATGGCACAGGTACGACAATGCTTACAACCATGCTGAGGATTGCTCAGAATGTGCTTAAGACTATCGGTAACATTGCATCCGGCTTTGCCGATGCGTGGAATAAGAACAATGTCGGAACGCAGATTATCCAGAATATTGCAAATGCTCTTGTGGTAGTTATGCAGTTCGTTGAGAGGATTGCCGCAGATACGGCAACATGGGCGGCAAATTTGGACTTCTATCCATTGTTGGAATCTATCAGTAATCTGACAGCGACTTTTGCCCCAATTCTGGAATCCATTGGAAATGTACTTGAATGGATTTACAAAAATGTAATTCTACCAATATTGAAGTGGATTATCGAATCAGGACTTCCGACAGCTATCAATTTGCTTACGACAGTGGTTAAAACATTTTCTGACAATATCGGAGTTATAGCAGCTTTTTTTGCCGCTTGGAAAACAGTAGAACTTCTTTCGTTCATTCAGCAAGCAGGCGGTGTCGTAGGCGTGCTGAATCTGATGAAAGCGGCAATATATGAAAATGTTGCGGCGAAGTTGATAGATAAAGCCGAGACTGCATATTTGACTGCTCTGTATGCAAAAGATTTTGTCGTAAGTGTTGCGCAGACCGTAGTATCACTTGGAAAACAGGCGGCTGCTTTTGTTGCAAACACTGCGGTCAAGATTGCCAATACAGCTGCTCAGGTAGCGATGACAGCGGCAACAACTGCATGGAATGCTATTTGCATAATTGCAACGGCTGCCACAAAAGCTCTTAGTGCAGCAGTCGCATTTTTGACAAGTCCATTTGGTTTAGTAGTCGTAGCTATCGCAGCAGCTATAGCAATCGGAGTGTTGTTGTACAAGAACTGGGACAAAATCAAAGAAATGGCTGGAAAGGTATGGGATTGGGTTTCCAATAAGACAAGGCGTTTTGTTGAGGATATCGGGAATAAGCTCAGAGGTCTAGCTACTAAGATAGTAACGATCTGGGGAAGCATAAAAGCCAGCGCACATCAGAAATGGAACGCTATATGGTCTACTGTTAGTGGTTTTGTTGAAAGAATCAAAAATGCTATTGTTGATAAATTCGCATCCGCCAAAAACACTGTAGTCGATGCATTTAACGGAATGAGAGATGCTATCAGGTCTGTTCTGAACAATATCATAAGTGTTGTAAATGGCGCTATCAGCAAAGTAAACGGAGTTGTTAGTGCGATTGAATCAGCATTCTCTTTCGGCCCATGGAAAGTACCGACTCCATTCGGCTCAAAGACTATCGGGTTTAAAGCTACTTTCCCAAGAGTTCCGACAGTTCCGTATTTGGCTAAAGGCGCAGTCATCCCACCTCGAAGCGAGTTCCTGGCTGTACTTGGAGATCAGAAACAAGGCAACAACATCGAGACACCGGAAGCTCTGCTCAGAAAGATCGTCCGGGAAGAAACAGCAGGACGACAGACTGGCGGTGGAAGCTACCGATTTACAGCTCAGATCAATCGCAGGACACTGTTTGACGAGATGATGAAAGAAGCACAGATGAGACGAGATACAAGCGGTAGAAACCCGTTCGAGATGGCATAGAAAGGAGGGCGTTATGGAAAAGTATAAAATCAACGGAACAATAATTTGGCAACCGGATAAAGACCTTGCGCTCTCCTTTGCCACGACTTACACAGAATCCAGCCAGAGAACACAATACGGTGTAGGCTACTTTACACCGATGTTTACCGTAGAGCAGTATACATATAAGGGTAGCGACCTCCCAATGGAGGAAGCAACTAAGATTTTGCAAATGATAGCAAAAGGACATAAATTTACGCTACATTATTTTTCGCCGTATTACGGAGTTTGGAGAGACGCTCCGTTCTACGTAGGTCAGACACAAAACATAGCTATCGGGGAACTGTCGGACGATAGAAAGATTATGTCATCATTAGAGTTTAACATGACGGGGGTGAATCCACTGTGATTAACGCAAGTAACGCATTTAAAGAAAAGCTTGAAGCTGGTGAGCCGGTCAGAATGGTAGTGGATATCACCTTTCCTGACGGGACGAAAAAAACCATTAATAAAGATATCATGAACGGTGGCAACGGATTTTCCGACTGTGCAGATAGCAGCAGTTTTCCGGTCGGCGCTACCATTTGCAAAACGCTGACGTTGAGCATCAATAACGATCAGGAACAGTGGAAGAGCTACAACTTTTACGGAGCTAAGATTCATGCTTATCTGAAGCTTCAGACGTCGTATGCGGCACCGGAGTCTGTAAGCACGCTGCTGGACGAAAGTTATAACCCGATTCTGGACAGTACCGGAGATCCTATCATCGCAACACAGGCAGCTATAAAAGACATCATTGAAACTATTGACAAAGGAGTCTATACAGTCACTACGCCGGAGCAGTACTCAGATATCATCAATGTTACGGCACTGGATGATATGTATAAGGCGAATAAGACATATACCAGCGGATTGAAACTGCCGCAGTCACTCATTAACCTTGTCAGAGATGCTTGTAAGACTGTCGGCATAGGCATGAATCTGACTATGAAACATGGCGATATTATAATAAGAAGCGTTCCTGACAGTATGACATTTCGCCAGCTGTTCGGATATGCGGCTATGGTTGAGTCTGCGAACGCGCGAATTGATTATTTCGGGAATCTCCAGTTTGTGAAATGGGATTTTGAAAAAGCAGATGTTCCGGAATTGAAGAACTATGGAAACCCACCTACACTTTCTAGTGACGATATAGTTATAACTGGAATCAAGGTAACGAACGGGCAGTCAAACGACGATGCTAATACTGATTATTCCGGCATGTACGGAGATGAAGGCTACGTCCTTGAACTTGAGAACGAGCTGATTGATACCGATCAGCTTCAGACAGTAGCGAATATCATCGGCGAACAGATTGTAGGAGCGCGATTCCGGAACCTTGAGGGTGATCTGGTGTACAATCCACTCGTCGAGTTTGGCGACATGGTGTACACTTACGACCGATTAGGGAATAAGTACCTTACTCCTCTGACAGACGTTTCCGGAAATGTAGGCGGCCTGACTACAGTTAAGACACAGGCCGATGATCCAATCAGAGGCAGCAGTGACTTTTACGGGAACAGCACGAAAGCTATAGTTGCGGCACGTCAGATGGTACAAAAAGAAACATCCGCAAGAGAAGAGGCTATAAAGAGATTAGCTGAAACACTCAATTCTTCAAGCGGTCTGTATATGACACAAGAGCCACAGCAGGACGGTAGCATCATATACTATATGCACAACAAAGCAACCATGGCGGAATCTAACATAATCTGGAAACTGACAGCAGAAGCATTTGCCGTGTCGATTGATGGTGGAAAAACGTATCCTTACGGCTTTGCGGTGACTGGCGAATTAATAACCAGGCTACTCTATGCAGAGGGCATCAACGCCGACTATATTAACGCAGGAACGCTCATCGTAAGAGACAAAAGTGGAAATGCGATATTTGAAGCGGATATGGATACCGGATCAGTTACCCTTAACGGAAGTTATGTGACGATCGGCGGTAAACCACTTGATGAAAAGATTGAAGATGTTGAGAACATGGCAGCTCTGGCCAGAAACATGACCATGCAGCTTGATAACGACTATCAGGGCATCCCGGTTGACAGCGACGGCAACTATACAGAGTTCCCGGAGTGTACCACAACAGCGACCGTCATGTACGGCACACAGGATATCACGGATAACTGTACATACACGATTACGACGTCTCAGAACATACAGGGAAACTGGAATAAGGAGACTAAGACATACACTGTCACCGGACTGACCGCAGACAGCGGATGGGTGAACATCAAAGCCGCATATCTGAATAACCTTGTCGTATCGAAACAGTTCTCACTTGCGAAACAGTACGCCGGACCGCAGGGAATCCCGGGCGTCGGAACAGATGGAAAGACAACGTATCTGCATATCCGGTACGCACCGGTACAGAACCCGACAGCGGCACAGATGAGTAAGACACCTGACAAGTACATCGGAACTTATACGGACTTTTCTGGCGTTGACAGCGCAGACCCGAGCAAGTACACGTGGGCGAAATTCGAGGGCGACCAGGGCGCACAGGGACCGAAGGGGGCGGACGGAAAAACACCATACTTCCACATCGCTTATGCGAACAGTGCTGATGGTAGAACAGGTTTCTCCGTAGATGATAGTGTCAATAAGCTGTACATCGGGCAGTATACCGATTACACGCCAGACGATAGCACCGACCCGACGAAATATAGCTGGACAAAGATTAAGGGTGAACCGGGTACTGCCGGAAGGACTTACTTCTTCCAGAGCAATGCGGATGTACTGTTGATGGGAGCAGACAAAAAGATAACACCGGCACCGCTCATTGTAGACTCATTCTATCGTGATGGAAACGGAGAAGTTGCGCAGTCGCAGAAAGGCTGGTGGAAGCTAGAAAAATCCACCGACAACGGCGCTACATGGGCAACACTCACGGTATCACAGACTGCGGCACTTGACCGGTTGAATATTAACGTCAATAGCCTGTCACTCAAGGCACATGACATGCTCAAGGTTTCACTGTATTTTGACCAGTCGAAGAGCAAACTTGCGGACTACCAGACATATTCCGTTGCGGTCGATGTGGCATCACTGACGCAGGAGCAGATAGTCGATATCCTGTCAGATGATGGGAAGTTTAAGGGGCTGTATTACGAAAAGGACGAAAGTGGGAACCAGACGCTGTTTATTTCATTCAATGCTATGAAGGGTGGCGTTATCAGTCTTGGCGGCACGAATAATGGAAACGGTCAGTTGAAGATTTACGATGCTGACGGAAATCAGATATCGAGATTAGGATATACCGGATATGTCGTACTTAACAAGAACACCGGAAACCCGATGGTATCTCTTAACACTGCCGGATTGCGATTGTATACGGACTACACAGACGCAGACAACTACAATGCACTGATGCTTGGAAAATACGGACTGTACGCACAGAAAGTTCAAAATAACGTGCCTGAACTTTGGATGGAAGGTGATACGAGCAAAAAATGGGAAGGCTATATTGTTCGCTATCTGAACAACAAAGTCCGAATAAATACAAACTCACTTTTTACGGACGGATGCGAACTTGGAGCAAATTTTTCGACAGATGGAAGTGCAACTATTGGTAAAAGCTTGAGCGTAGGCGGAAACGCAACTGTCAATGGAACCCTTATGTTTTACGACTTGGAAAATCAAGCAAAAACATCCGGCAAAGTCAAAAGACAACCGGTAGCGTCCGTAAGCGCAGATGATTCGCAAGTGGCCTATCTTTTTTCGGGAACAGGCAGTAAGCACGGAGATGCGGCAACATACAGACGTTTAGGAATCCGTGCTAAATGGGGTGGATCTGGCTTTAGCACAGACTATTTATATATAACCTCACAAGTTTCCGACATCCGCCTAAAAGAAAACATCGAAAGCAGTGAAACAGACGCTCTCGAAACGGTTAATCGCATGAAAGTCCGCCAGTTCGACTGGAAAGAGCCGATGGGTGGATGGCATCAGAACATCGGTTTTGTAGCGGACGAACTGGAAGAAATCGACCCGAACTTGGCTCTGGGCGGCGGATATGACGAAAACGGCGAGATGGATGTTAAGCAGATTAACAGTCCGTATCTTCTCAACTACGCCATTAAAGCCATACAGGAACTTAGTGCAAAGGTTGACGAGCAAGAAAAACGTATCAAGGAATTAGAAAGGAGATTACAATAATGGGTAAATTTAACGAGTACACACAGAAAGCAACACCGGCGGACAACGACACACTGATGATTTATGACGCAACATCGAAGGCAAACAAGCTTTCACCGTTCAGCGGAATCTGGAACTGGATAGTTGAAAAACTGACCAATGCGGTCATTAGCAACTTGCAGACGAGCAACCAGACGGTGATTGGAGCGCTTAATGAATTAAATAGTAACCGTGCTTTTGGCACTTTGATAACTAGCGAAGGCCACGACTGTAACAATCTTGGTTTTGGAATTTTTTTGTTATTAAACCCCAAAAACGGGGTTACTGAGATTAACTGGCACGTAGTTATAAGTGCAAACAACAATGGAGCACAGACCGGTTTTCAAATTACCTATGATTTAACAGATGGTTCTAAAGCATATACCAGAACGCAAGCATCTGGCACATGGAGCAATTGGACTTCAATAAAATAGTAAGGCATCCTCAGTACAAGTAAATTCTTTGGAAAACTACATGAAAAACGCTCCTATAGGCGTGAATTTTTGTGATTGTCAAGGAGCAGACGATAATCCCGACAAAGGTACTATGTCAATATGTATGACATTTGTTAATGATGATCATAGTTGGGGAGTACAGTATCTTTTTGTATATGAGCGCATTCGTTACCGTATAATGAGTAATGGTGCTGTGGACGAATGGAGGCGAATAATATAGAAATTTTCCTCTTCCCATTTAGTTGATTAAGAAACTTTGAAAATTTCATAAAAAGGAGTTGATAAATTGGAAATTAAAGGTATTGACGTATCATCCAATCAAGGAAAACCGGACTGGGCGAAAGTGGCTAAATCCGGCATTAAATTCGCAATCTTGAGAGTGCATCAGAGGTCCGGCGTTGACAGCTCATTCGAGTACAACTACAAGGGATGCAAGAGCAACGGAATCCTTGTCGGCGGTTACAAGTATTCATACGCTCTGACACCGGCACAGGCGATTGACGAAGCGGAAGATGTGATTGCCGCACTGAACGGGCGAGGACTGGACTTCCCGGTGTTCTACGACCTTGAGTGGTCTAATCAGCGAAAACTCGGCAAACAGGCAGTCGAAAACATTGCAGTCGCATTTCTGACCAGAATGAAGAAAGCCGGTTATAAGGTCGGTATCTACTGCAATCTGGACTGGTACAACGGCGTTCTGACTGACGCACTCAGAAAGTATGAGTGCTGGATTACACATTATCCAGACCCCGATAATGGAACAATGCAAACAAGGGTAAAACCAAAAGCAGGAATTGGCTGGCAGTATTCAGAACATGGAAAAGTATCCGGTATCAGTGGAAACGTCGATATGGATGTTTTCTACAAGGACTATAGAGAAGCGACACAGAAAGGAGAAACTAAAATGGTAAAAATCAGTAACTGCGGACATGACGAAAATGGAAGGTATGCAGGTGGGAAAGCAGGAGATCAGACTGGTACAGAATATCGGATTATGAACTGGTACAGCAGACCGTGGCTCTGTGTCCTGAGATTCAATGACGCAAAAATCGCAGCCATGATTGCAGACATGGCGACAAAAGCAGCGCAAAACAATCTCATCGGCTACGATCAGGGTACCGCCGGAAACAGCAATGACCGGTATACGTTCTGGCAGCACCTGAAGGCAAGTAACTACGATCCGGCGCAGATCACGGTAGCTTGTGAATCTGATTGCAGCGCAAGTACAGCAGCTATCGTCAAGGGCGCTGGATATCGCCTGAATAATGCAAAGCTCAAAGCAGTCAGCATTTATCTGACAACACGAAACATGAGAGCCGCAATGAAGGCTGCCGGTGCGAAAGTACTGACGGATAGTAAGTATCTGACATCTGGTGACTATTTAAAGGCAGGAGATATCCTCCTGAACGATAATCACCACGTGGCTATTGCTGTTACCACCGGTGCAAAAGTAAGTACACCTTCAACTACGCTTACCGGTACCTTCCAGACAAGACTTCCGATTCTGAGAAAAGGTAGTTCCGGAACAGCAGTGGCAATGCTTCAGGCAATGCTGGGAGTGGAAGTTGACGGACAGTTCGGGAATGACACATATGATTCCCTCAAAGTTTTCCAGAAAAATGTTGGCGTAAAGGCAAATGGAACTTGCGGCATTGATACCTGGAAGAAAGTGATTGAGCACATGAAGGCGAATACGAAATAACGTTCTGATTGATTTTTCCTTCAGAACAAGGTATACTATCAACAGCCGCACAGGGGTTGAACTTATGATGTATAATATCCTGTGTGGCTACGCACAAGTGAAGAGTGCAGACTGATTCCACCGTGCATGAACGGAAGAGCTGTATGTCCCAATTCGGGGGCTGTTAGCAGCGGCACGAGCGGACAGTCAGAAAAGAGTTGGGCCTAAAAACCCGACTCTCTTTTTTTTACGTCAAATTACGATGTTGTGAACAGATATAGATTTACACGGTTAGTCACAAATTAGTCACAAACGAAGTCCTGAAACCCGCATAAACAAAGGATTCTTGAAGATTTTCATTAAAATTAGA